CTGGTGAGTGAAAACCAAATCGTAGCTACCTTAGTAGACCACATGGGTACGGACGATAGTATTGCTACAGCAGCTAGGGTGTCCTTTAACAAAACAGCAGGTAACTACACAAAGGAGCAGAACACTAAGCTACTGATTTACCTCGCCAAGCATAAGCACATGTCTCCTTTTGGGCATGTGTTCCTTAGCTTCCACATTAAGGCTCCTATCTTTGTGGCTCGTCAACTTGTTAAGCATAAATTCCTACGCTGGAATGAGGTTAGCCGTAGGTACGTAGATGATGAGCCTGAGTTTTATACTCCTGATACTTGGAGAGGTCGGGCTGAAGATAAGAAGCAGGGCAGTGCAGATTGGTCTGTTCCTTATGATACCTATCCACTAGATGTTCAGACAGGCTACGATCAGTGGGAAGGGGCAGAATATTCTAGTTATTATGAAGTGGTGAACGAGTTGTATAACAGCCTACTTGCAGCTAACCTGTCGCCAGAACAAGCCCGTATAGTCCTGCCACAGTCTACTATGACAGAATGGTACTGGTCGGGCTCGCTAGATGCTTTTACGGACATGTGTTCGCTTAGGCTTAAAGAGGATACCCAATATGAGTCACGATTGGTAGCTGAACAGGTCTACCGCCAAATGAAAGAGGTGTTTCCTATTGCTGCACCGTTGCTAGTAGAAGGGGTTTACTAATGGCGTCCTGTAGACACCCTACAGACCAAGAGCTAAATGACATAATAGAGCACTTTTACACCAAAGAAGGTAGGCTGTTCGTTAAGAAACTGTATGGTGCGCCCGGATGTGAGAAACCTATTGGACACGAAATCAAAGGGGGTAAACGTAGGCTGAAGATACAGTTTAGGGGGCGTTACTACATTGGGTATCGTGTGATCTATTTTCTACACTGTGGGGTTTGGCCGGACGACGTGATCGACCATATCAACGGGGATATTAAAGACAATAGACCAGAAAACCTTCGTGTTTTGACGCCCCAACAAAACAATAGGTCTTACGCTAGAGTGAGAGATGGAGTGTCCTCAAGATACCGTGGTGTATGCTGGGTTGTTGCTAGGAAGAGGTGGAAATCTTCTGTAAAGCACATGGGTAAGAGGTATGGCGGTCGTTATTTTACTTCCGAAGAGGAAGCTGCTTTGCACTACAATTACACAGCACAACTTCTTGGGTTTAATAAGGAGGCTTTTAACATTGTGTTCTAAACCAAAGACTGTCTCAAAATGCCTCATTGATGGCGACATAATTTGTTATCGTGCGGCCTATAGTACAGAGGGGAGTCATCCAGACGACACTATTGACAAAGTAGACGCCTTGATGGACTATATTGTAGGTCAGACTATAGTATTCCCCTCTAAGGATAACCTAGAGTGCTACCTCACGGGGAGGGGAAACTTTCGTTTTGAGGTAGCTAAGACTACACCGTACAAAGGTAATCGTAAGGACGTGGTTAAACCTACAAACCTACCAGAAGCTAGGCAACACCTTATAGACAAGTGGGGTGCTGTAGTATCACAAGGAGAGGAAGCGGATGACTTGATTGGTATTGCTTCGGCTAGAGGAGACCCTGAGACTACCGTAGTTGTCAGCATAGATAAAGACATGCTACAGCTACAAGGATGGAACTGGAACTTCGTTAAGGATGTATGGACTAAGGTTTCCATTGATAGTGGCAACAAGTTCTTCTATACACAAATCTTAACGGGGGATAGGGCAGACGCTATCCAAGGTATCAAAGGTATTGGTCCTGTGAAGGCTGGTAAGATACTTGAGGGGCTAACTACAGAACAAGAGTTGTATGATGCTTGTGTTAAGGCTTACGATGGTAACACAGACAGGGTACTAGAGAACGCTAGGCTGCTTTGGTTACGTAGGTACCATAATGAAATGTGGGGTCCACCTAATGACAGCTAAAAGGGAACACTTCAGATCAGGTCTTGAGTATTCTATCGCCAAGCAGCTAGAGGACGGTGGTATAACTTACGAATACGAGAAGCTAAGGTTGAAGTACCAACGTCCGCTATCCACATACACACCTGACTTTGAACTACATAATGGCATCATAATAGAAGGGAAAGGTAAGTTTGTAGGTTCCGATAGGTCTAAGCACCTTTTGATTAAGGAGAGACATCCTGAGTTGGACATTAGGTTTGTCTTTAGTAACAGCAAGTCTAAGCTGTACAAAGGGAGTAAACAGACTTATGGTGGTTGGTGTGATAAATACGGGTTCAAATACTCAGATAAAGTAATACCAGATGAATGGTTAAAGGAATGACTTATGAGGATTCTTGTATGCGGTGGTAGAAACTATGGGTATACGCCTGAGAGTGGTTACACCAAGAAAGATTTTGCGGTATTCAGCAAAGCTATGGATATTGTAATGTCACACAAGCCTAGCGTGATTATACAAGGTAATGCTAAGGGTGGGGATGAGGTTGGTCATCTCGTGGCAGAAGCCCTTGGATTGCCGGAGGAAGTCTACAAACCGGAGTGGGCAGCAGGTAAGGCAGCAGGACCTATCCGTAACAAGCGTATGCTGGACGAAGGGAGGCCTGATTTGGTAATTGCCTTTAAAGGGGGCAATGGTACTGCGAACATGATTAGTATCGCCCGTAAAGCTGGTGTAGGGGTCGTGGAATACGAATAACCATTAAAGGAGTAACTTATGAGCATTAAAGTAGGCATCGGAATGTACCTCTGTACTTTAGGTATGACTATCGCAAGGTTTGGTCTTGACCTTACAGGTGTTACGGAGGAAGCTACAGGAGACGAAGACGGTCCTATCTCTGTGTACTGCGTCCTTGATGGGCCATTTACTCAGGGTGACATCGAGGATTGCGGATGGGGTGGACCTGATGATTATGAGGCATACCTCTTGGTTAAGATAGAGCATATGGGTGTAGTATCTGATGTAGAGTGGTACTTTGAGACTGTAGAGGAAGCCTTCGTATGGGTACGGCACTTTAAGACTTCTATTGATCCTATCATTATTGAAAGTGGTGACACTAATGTCTAAAGATTACAGTTACTCTGCTAAAAAGAGGGTACTACAAGCAGCCAAAGTTGATCTGGTGGCTTATGCTCACTGGGGAGGTTCTACAATGCACTTGGAAATCTTGGATCAGATTCTTATGGATTTGATTGCTTTGGAGAGTAAATACAATGAGTAAAGATTACCTAATCGTACCCGACCCCCACAGTCATCACGCCCATAGTAACGATAGGGCAGACTGGCTAGGGCAATTCATCAAGGACCGTAAACCGGATGTTGTAGTGAACATGGGGGACCAATGGGACTTGCCTTCCTTGAGTAGTTTTGATAAGGGTAAGGCTTCTTTCAATGGTGCTAACTACGAGAAGGACATCAACGCAGGGCTAGACTTCCAAGACCGTATGTGGCACCCTATGAAGCAGTCTAAGAAGAAGCAACCCCGTAGAGTGTTCCTTGAGGGGAATCATGAGCATCGGATTAAGAAGGTACTAGAGTACGAACCACACTTGGCAGGGGAACGCTATGGGATTTCCTACAGCAACCTACAGCTAGATGATTACTACCAAGATGTTGTTATGTACGAGGGTGGAACACCGGGTATCATCAACCTAGATGGCATCTCCTTTGCTCACTTTATGGTATCAGGTCTTATGGGGCGTCCTATTGGTGGTGAGCATCATGCGTCATCTCTACTAGCCAAGAACTATAGCTCTTGTGTTGTAGGTCATAGTCATACGGCAGACTTTGCTATTCGCTCAGGTTCTAATGGTAAAACTATCATGGGGCTTGTGTGCGGGGTTTTCCAAGATTACAACAGTGGCTGGGCGGGTTCGTGCAATAATTTATGGTGGAGAGGTTTGGTGTATCTTAAGAACGTAGAGGATGGTGTGTTCGATGTCGAATTTATATCCCTCGCTGCACTACGAAAGGAATACAAAAAGTGATACAGAGTACTCTTACTATACCAGAAGATATAAAAAACTACCTGCACTACAACGAAAACACTGGTGATTTAACTTGGATGAAAAGCCCTTCTCGCAGAATGGTTGTGGGTAGTATGGCAGGGTGTCTTGACTCTGAGGGTTACAAGCTGGTAAGATTCAATAGCAAGAATTATAGGTATGCTAGGGTCTGTTTCTTCCTTCATCACGGGGTCCAGCCTAGTGGTGTTGTTGACCATATTAATCGGGATAGGGGAGATAACAGAATTGAAAACTTACGACTTGTGACCATGAGTCAGAATAGGACCAATGCTAGGGGGTTTGGCAAGTCTGACTATAGGGGTGTTGGTTATCGTCCAGAAAGGGGCACATGGACATCTATTTGTGGTGGGA